CCCTTAAGGGTGAATTCTCCTCCGACCATAATATTCCTTCATGCCTCAGAAACAGGTTGAGAAGTCAGTAACCTTAGTAATCGCAATTGTATTAAAATTGGGAACCTATCGGTTGCTGCACTCAAATCTATACTGTGGTATGAGTGACCGTTTTGATCTTTGCTAAAAGCATCTAAAAGACGTCCTTGATCAAAGGTACAATCTCCTGGGAGCTTCTTAAGAAGACGGAAAGTCTCCTTATGTAAGGTCTTTAAGGCAGATTGAGACCAGTAATCAAGGATAGCAAAGATTCTGCTCTTAGCCTCTCTGTCATCTTTTACACTCAACTTCCGCAGCCGTTTTGGAACGACTGAGAAATATTGAAGTAATAGATTAAGATGAGGATGAGATGTGGAGTTTAACAGTCTCCACAGAGGAGCTTCTTCCGGATAAAAGATCTTGAAAGAATCCACTAACCATGGACTTTCCTTAATCTTATATAAATCGGCTAGGGCTCCTTGCAGACCGGGTCCGTTAGGACCCGCCTTAACGGTTCAATGGAATTCCTTTCATTGATGTTGAAGCTTTGGTCTACCTAACGACTGCCAAAAACGAAGAATCTCGTAATCCGAAATTGCTGACGGATCATGAGTGTCTTCGTTAGTGATAGTCGTTAGGTCCACTGGCGTTCCTCCTAGCAGCGCTCGACTGATCGATAACAATGTCAACGATCACCTAATGGCTCAAGGGTCACCTAACTCGATTAGATCTCTAAGACCTCGGGGTAAAACCTTTGGTAATAGAATCTTATCTTGTTTGATGCCCTCGAGGTCGATGGGCTGCCCGGAGATAAAACGCGTCACTGCAAGTCTCTGAAGTTTGAAAACTTTAGCGGCTTGGACGTATCCTCGCGGTAAGAGCGATTTGAATTGATCCACAATTGTGGATATCGATTCTTCTCTCACTTTCGCGGGAACGTTTAGGAAATATATGGAACTGACTCACAGAATCACTCTGTGAAGAAGCTGTATATTGAATATAGTGACGTCTTCGGATGTTTAACCGCCTTTACGGGCGCTCTGAAACACTGAAGTATATCCGGCTACAGGAGGGGGGGTGTCAGCCCCCAACCAGTGGATCATGGAG